CGGGCTTAAGCCCTCCCGGCGGTCTCAGGCCGGCGCCGCAGTGGCCGACTTTTGCTCCGCCCCGTGGCCGGTTTTTACTCCGCCGTTGACAGCTTGTGGCGTCACATCGACGAAATCAAGTCGCTAGAAGGCATTGATATTTGCTGGGTCGAGGAAGCCCATAACCTTACCCAGGAGCAATGGGATATTCTGGAGCCGACCCTGCGAAAAGAAGGGTCGCAGTTCTGGATCATCTTCAACCCGCGCCTGGTCACCGATTTCGTTTACCGGCGGTTCGTCACGAACACGCCGCCGGACACGATTAAGCGGAAGATCAACTACGAGGAAAATCCCTTTCTATCGGATACCATCCTCAAGGTCATCGAGGCGAAGAGAGCCGAAGACGAGGACGAATACCGGCACATCTACCTGGGTGAACCACTTCAGGATGACGATGCAGCCATCATCAAGCGGTCCTGGATACAGGCGGCGATCGATGCGCACCAGAAGCTCAAGATCGCACCATCTGGCCGTAAGCGCATAGGTTTCGACGTCGCGGACGGCGGAGCAGACAAGAATGCCGCGGTGCTCGCCCACGGGATTGTCGCCGTTGCTGTTGATGAATGGAAGGGCAGGGAAGACGAGCTTTTGAAGTCGGCTGGACGGGTCCACGCCATGGCCGTCGAGAGCAAGGCCGAGATCGACTACGACTGCATCGGCGTCGGGGCTTTCGCCGGAGCGCACTTCAAGGCGCTGAACGAGGAAAAGGCGGTTCGGGTCGCCTACCACAAATTCAATGCCGGGGGCGAAGTCCTGCACAAGGAAAAGCGGATCGACCCGAAAGACCCGCAATCTCCGTTGAACGGCGACTACTACGCCAATCTGAAGGCTCAGGCATGGTGGGAGGTGTCAAAGCGGTTCCGCAACACCTTCAACGCTGTCACCAAAGGTGAGCGCATCGCAGAGGACCAATTGATCAGCATCTCCAGTGATTGCGATCACCTTGATTCGCTGATCGATGAGCTTTCGACGCCGCACCGAGATTTCGACAACCGCGGCAAGGTCAAGGTCGAGAGCAAGAAGGATCTCGACAAGCGAGACATCCCGTCGCCGAACAAGGCTGACGCCTTCATCATGGCCTTCGCCCCGCGCGGTGGCTCGTCTTACACCCTGTCCAACGTTGGATGACCTCATGTCCTGCACCCCATGCCAGCGCCGGCGCCAGATGCTCGCCGAGGCCAAGGAGAAGGCCGGGGCAAAGGGTGTGCTGAAAATCATCCCGGCCGTGGTCAAAGACACGGTGAAGAACCCGCCGCAGTTGGTCAGGAAGGGCAAGCCGAATGGGTGAGGTTGTTCATTTCAAGACCGATAGCCTCCGCTCGCTGGTGGCCGGTCTTGGCGATCCCATGCGGGATAAGCTGGCGGGCTCCTACTATGGCTTGCAGATCCTGACAGACGAGCAGCTTTTCAACGCGTTTCGCTCTACCTGGCTTGGAAAGAAGATCATCACCATTCCGGCCATGGATTCGGTCAGGAAAGGTAGGGATTGGCAGGCCGAGGCGGCGCAGATCGAGCTTATCGAGGCAGAGGAGAAGCGCCTCGGCTTCTGGCAGAAGCTCTACGAGGTTCAAGTCAAGGCAAGGCTCTGGGGCGGCGCTGCAATCTACATCGGAACTGGTGACGCCGATCCGTCGCAGCCGCTCGACCCGGAGCGCATCGGAAAGGGCGGGATCAAGTACCTCACCGTCTTGTCCCGCCGCGAAATCATTGCCGGCCAGATTGACCAGGATGCCCTGTCCGAGACCTACGGCAAGCCGAAGGAGTATCAAGTCAGCGGCGCGAACACGATGGCGACCATCCACCCGTCGCGCCTGGCGGTATTTGTCGGCTCGGCGCATGCCGATCCCCTGCTCGTCTCGGGCCCGAACCATGGGTGGGGAGACAGCGTTCTGGATAGCGTCTATGGCGCTATGCGCAACGCCGACGCCACGGCCGGGAACATTGCCTCTCTGGTCTTTGAGGCGAACGTGGATATCTTTCGCATCCCGGACTTCACGGCGAGCCTGGCCGAACCGGCATACGAGCAAGCTCTGCTCAACCGCTTTGCCCTCGCCGCAACGGCGAAGGGCGTCAACCGTGCTCTGATCCTCGACAAGGACGAGGAATACGACCGAAAGCAGATCACCTTTGCCACGTTGCCGGACGTCATGAAGACGTTCCTCGACATGGTTGCCGGCGCGGCGGACATTCCCGTCACGCGCCTTGTAGGAACGGCGCCGGCCGGCCTCGGCTCCAACGGCGATCACAGCATGAAGAACTACCACGACCGCATTGGATCAATGCAGTCGATGGAAATCACGCCTGCCATCTATCGGCTTGATGAATGCTTGATCCGTTCGGCTCTTGGCAGCCGGCCCGCCAAGGTTTTCTACACGTGGGCTCCGCTGGAGCAAATGAGCGAGAAGGAAGAGGCGGAGATCGGCAAGATGCACGCCGAAACCGCTGAAATCCTGAACCGGGCAGGCCTTTTCACGCCGGACGAGCTTCGCACCGTCGTTGCCAACCAGCTTGTTGAGACATCGTTCTATCCCGGGCTTGACCAGGCGATCGCCAATACCGGCGACAACTGGGAAGAGGAGCTTGGTGGCGGGGAGGAAGAAGAGCCCGACAATGATCCTGTCATTGCGGAAGAGTGATGCTCCGGTACTCCATCGCGAAACTGGCGGCCGGTAAGCAGGCCAAGGGCACGACAGCCCTCATGCAGCCCGTCCCGCTGCGCCGTGCCGCGGAGCTGGAATTTGAGAAGGCCTTGAAGACCGTCCTGAAGGGTATCGCCGCCGAGGTGCGCGAGAGCATCATCCCGGTCTATGCTTTTGACCTGCAGCAGCGCAGAGCGGAGAGGCGCCTCACCGGGGACGGTGCGAACCGTTCATGGTTCCAGCGTCTGGGCACGGTCGTCAACCTCCTGGGCCGCCGCGCGACGGAGATGGTGGAGCGCGTTCTACGCCTTGAGGCTAAACGGTACGACGATGGCTTCATGGCGGAGGCCAAGCGGGTTCTCGGCATTGACCTGCGCGCCGTGGTCCGCGCCGAAGACCTAGAGGATCAGATCGAGGCGGCCATAGCCCGCAGCGTTTCGCTGATCACGAGCATGTCGGCAGACATGGTGAAGCGAGTCGAGCAGGTCGTCATCGAGAACAGCCTCGCGGGCAACTCGGTGAAGACGCTGAAGTCAAAGCTCGTGGAGCAGTTCGGCATCGGGGAGCGCAAGGCTCAGCTGATCGCGCGGGATCAGATGTCGAAGTTTCATGCCGATCTGGATCGGCTTCGGCAAACGCAAGCGGGGATCACGGAATACGATTGGGCTACCAGTCACGACGAGAGGGTACGCCCGCGGCATCAGAGGCTTGACGGCAAGCGCTACAAATGGGGCGAACCTACGGGCGCGGAGGAAGGATTGCCGCCCGGCAAGCCTATTCTTTGCCGCTGCCGGGCTCGCGCCGTGATCGTGTTTTGATGAGATCTTCGAGCATCTCGGTCTTGTAGACCATGACCGGGGTCTCTTCCATTTCGGCGATCAACTCGTAGTCGACGCCGAGTTCTTCGATCTTCTCTTTCAGGCGGCGGACCTCGCGGGCGAGCCCCTTGATTTCGACGTTTTGCTCCAGGATCAGCGTGCGGAGCGCACGAAAGTGCTCATCGGATATGGACAATCGTTTCTACGCTCCGGCTGATGCTTGGAAGGGTGAGGCCGCGTTCATTCTCGGCGGCGGCCCGTCACTGAAGGATTTTAACTGCGATCGGCTGAGAGGCAAGGGCCGAGTGATCGCGGTGAACGATGCCGGTCTGCACAAGGCGCCGTGGGCGGACGTGTTGTTCTGGGCCGATCAGCGCTGGCTGGAATGGAACCGGGGCAAGCTCGGGCTCCACACCGGTCAATGGAAGATCACCAGGAAGCGTCCTCACGTCGATACGGGGCACGACATCAAAGTCATGCGCTTCCTGCCGCGCGGCCTCTCGCATCACGCCGATGCGGTCGGAGGGTGGTGCGGCGGGTCGTCGGCGATCAATCTGGCATATCTGCTCGGCTCTCGCGTCGTCGTCCTTCTGGGCTTCGACATGAGGCCGGGCAACTGGCACGAGAACCACAAGTTGCCGCCGCTCCCGGATCAGCACCGCGGCAAGTTCGTACCGACGCTGGAAGCCATGGCGCCGCAACTGCTCAGGGCAGGGGTGACGGTCGTCAACACCAACCCCAGAAGCGCCCTGCGGTGCTTTCCTTTTGCCGACATCGAGGAACTGCTTGCAATGGATGATCTCGCCACCCTGGAGCGCGAAAAGTACCTCGCCATATGGGAGAGGGACGAATATCGCCGGATCAGCCCCGGCATGCTGGAGCGAGAGCGGGCTTTCAAGGTCTGCGAGATGCGCGCCGGGCAAAGCCTGATCGATTTCGGCTCCGGGCCGGCTCGGGCGACGAAGTGGTTCGAAGAGCAGGGCCTCAACGTCATCGGCGTCGATATCGCACCGAACGCGAAGGAAACGGACGTGTCTGTAATCGAGGCCTGCCTTTGGGATCTGCCCGAATGCATCCCCCCGGCCGACTATGGCTATTCCTGTGACGTCCTTGAGCACATTCCGACAGAGAAGGTTGACGACGTGCTCGGCGGCATCTCCGGCCGCGTGAAGCGGTCGGCCTATTTCCGCATCGCCACCCGGCCAGATCGCATGGGTCCGAAGCTGCTGAACAAGCCGCTGCACCTGACCGTGAAGAGCGGCGAGTGGTGGCGCCGCAAGGTCGAGGAGCACTTCCCGCTTGTCGACGTGATCGAGAACACCGGGCGGGATGTCGTCCTGCTGGCGAGGCCATAGGCGTGATCCACGACGATTTCCCAAATCGCTCATTGGACGGCAGCCGTGACAGCCGTCTGCATGACGAGGTAAGGCTGGCCTACAGTGAGATGTTCGGAGACGCCATCGTTGAGATATGGGCGGCTCCGGTTTTTGGCCATCGCGGTTTCAGGGCGTCCGCCAAGAAGGCACTCAGGTTTTGGACGGAGAACGGGATGCGCGATCGCATGGTGACAAACAAGGCGTATCCTGGATATTTTCTGATTAGCCGTTCTGAGATGGCAGCAATGCCTAAGCCGGTAGAACCACCCATCGACGATCAAGTTGAAGTCCAAGTTGTATGTCACTTCGCTTGGTGGGTCTCGCCCGCCTTAAAATTCTTTGTAGGATTCGCAAAGGTCGTCGGAACCGTCGTCGGCGAGGATCGGGCCTGTACCATGATGGCTAATGTCATCACCCCTCTCGTGATGCGTTTTGGCTTTGACGCTGAGTTGCGCGGCAACGGGGGAGAGTGATGGTTAAACCTCGCGAAAATCGCGTGCCTATCATGATGTCAGATGATGAGATCCAACGAATAGACGACTGGCGTTTCGATAATCGCGTAGCCACTCGTTCGGAGGCGGTACGCCAGCTCTGCAGCATCGGCCTTTCGGCACGTAATAGGGAGTTGTTAGATGGCGAGACCGAAGCTGGGTGAAAGCGACACCGAGCCGTGGAAATGGCGGCCGGTCGCGGGCGGTTCTCTGGGGTGATGCGAGGATAGACCCACCATGAAAATCGAAGATAGCGTGCTGCTTGGGGATACCCTCCAAGTAGACGAGAACGGCTATCTGCGCGTCAATGCGCGGACGGCGAGAACCGGGATTCAAGTGTATTCGGGGATCGAGGTTGGCCGCCCGGAACTTACGGCGGTCAACGTTTATCGAGATGAGGCCGAAGTCTTCTCGAAGTCCTCACTAAATACCTTCGCGAACATCCCCATCACACTCGGGCACCCAGAGGCCGCCGTCAATGCGCAGACCTGGCGCGACAAGGCCGTTGGAAACACGCTCGAAGAGGTTCTGCGCGACGGCGAGTACCTGAAGATCGGGCTAAAAATCATGGATGCCGCCGCCGTTCAGGCGGTCAGAGACGGCACTCGCGAACTCTCTGTAGGGTACGAAACACAGCTTCTGTGGGAAGACGGCAAGGCGCCGGACGGCACGAGAGGTGGCTCGGTTTGTCTGAACAGCTTCGGGCGTTTCGCTAAGTGGATTTCCGCCTCGATTATGCCGCCACCATCATTGGTGTCAGCGCGT